AATGGGTTAAGGTGCTAAGTAATGAGGAATCCGTTGATAATTGTCGGATCAGGATATTTAAGGAGAACCCCGATGATTGATAAAATAATTGCAATGTGGGAGACCGGGCGGGACTTCACTCTTGAGGATTACGCCCGGGAAACCGGAGAGAGCATCGATGCGCTGGGGCCGATTCTGAAGGCTGCGGCACTGGAGCAGGTTGCGAAGGCTATTGAGAAATGGAGGGTATGATGAATGATTTTACTTTGTGGGTGATATCGCTCCCGCTATGGGTGCAGTGCTGCGGAATTGGCGTTCTGTGGGTGATTTGGGCGGTACTGTTGATATTGATCAATCGGGAAGATGTGGGTTCTGAATGGAGGGGAAGATGAACAATGAAGAGAAGCTATTGCATGCTGCGTTGAGGTTTGGCGACGTTGCATACTGGGTACTCAGAGATGTATATAAGGATGGTAATTTGAATGATGATGATTGGATGATGATAGAGAAAGGTCGGTCGTTGTTGAAAAAAATATTGATGGGGGAGCTATGAAATTCGAAAAGTTTTCCAAACAAATGCTGGAGCAGGCAAAGGTGAATGAGGATGCGTTCTCGGAGTTATGCCCCCGGGTGGGGACGGAGAGATTGACCTTCATGTACGGAGAGGAACAGCATAGTGCAACAATCCACATGGAGGGCGGTGAGGAAGTTTTGATTTATGACGGGATACTGGAATTTTAAGGAGGAAGTATGAACCCGAAGCTCAGAGCATTGATTGCCGGATCAGAAGCGAAGATCAGAGAATGGTACTACCATTTCGGAGGCAAGGTTTATGTTTCGTTTTCTGGAGGGAAAGATTCAACTGTCCTACTTCATCTTGTTAGGTCAATATTTCCAGAGGTTGAGGCAGTATTCTGTGATACCGGGGTTGAATTCCCTGAGATCAGAAAGTTTGTAAAGACCGTTGATAATGTTACATGGTTAAAGCCTGCAAAGAGCTTCAAGGATGTGGTAAGTGATTATGGATATCCCGTTATCTCTAAGGAGGTTGCTGTTGCTATTTCTAGATATCAGAACACTCTCGACCCTATCCAGAAAAAGCTTCGAAAGTGGGGAGGAATGAGAGAGGACGGTCAATATCAGTCAAGAGGAGTGATTCCTCAAAAGTATCATCATCTGATAGACAAAATCAAGGTCTCTGAACGTTGTTGCTATGTACTTAAAAAGGCGCCATTCAAGAAGTATGAAAAAGAATCTGGCAAGGTTGGGTATCTTGGAATGATGCAAGGAGAGAGTAAATTGAGGAAAATGTGGCTTGACAAAACAGGATGCAATGCTTTTGACCTGAAGCGCCCACGCTCTGCACCGCTTAGATATTGGGACGACGTGATGATATGGGAGTACATAAGGGAATTTAATGTGCCATATTGTGATATATACGATAAAGGACATGATAGAACAGGTTGCATGTTGTGTCTGTTCGGAATCATGTATAATAAAAATAAGCCAGAAATGATCAAGAATAATTATCCGGGCATCTATAAGGCTGCATGTAAAAACGTAAAATACCAGCATGTGGTTGATTTAGTTATAGGGAAAAGACAGAAAAAACTACCATTTAAATAGGGGGACGTTATGGATTGGCAAGTAGAATCGGTATTGGTTGAGTTGCTGGATACTATCGAGTATCGGTATGATAAATCAAAGATGGAGAAAGTAAGAGATTTCTTGCGTGGGATTGAATCAATTTTAGACATTGAGGAAGAGACCTGAATTTAAAAACCCCTCCGAAGAGGGGCCTCAGCACGAAGTGCCACGTGACTACCTACCTTAACACAGAAACATAAGAACAATCAACAACTTGACAAAATAGACCCCCGGGGCGTATGATTAGACAGCCGGAGGAGAACAGCATGAAGAAAAAAATCAGGGTGATAATCGTAAATGGCAAGCAAATAATTCAGGTCGATGGGAAACCGGATTTCCCGGTTGAGGATGATGAGCTTGATGATTTTATTGATAGGGCTATGAAGAATATAGATGAAGGCACGATGATTGAGAAGTTGATTCAGGAGGAAGCATGAAGTATCGGAAGAAACCCGTGGAGGCATTCCGGGTCGGCGTAGATGATCTCCCAGAGTGGTTTTGCAGAGCAATTGAGACCGGGGGTGTGGAAGTTATTCCGCCATATGATTTAGCGAATGAATCAGTCGGGGATAGGCTCCATTATAAGATTAAAACTCCAAATGGATGGCTCGATGCAGATCCCGGACACTTTGTTGTCAAGGATGATTTTGGGCGTATTTATCCATGCAGGTACAGTACTTTTAAGGCAACATATGAGGAGATAGAAGCATGAAGATTTTTTTGTTGATGAAGGAAGGGTGTTTAATTAACGGGGAGCCGTGGTTCAATGGCCCGGTTGCGGAGTGTAAACCCCCGAACATGAGAGGCATTGTTGATATCCGGGAGAAGAGCGGGAAGTATCACCGGATACCGACAGATCAGATCAGTTTTCTGGGGACGGTTTTTCGGGGGCACGATATCCCGATGATCGTAAACCTGGAGGAATCAGAGGCAGACAATAAAAGCGATTTTCAAGAAGGCGATGACAATCTTAATGAGGAGGATAGCGATGGCGCTACAGTTTAATCAGCAGTTGTTTGGGAAAAAAGAGGAGCTTGACGGGCTTAAAGCAAAGAAAGTGGAGAATGTATCTGCTATCGAGAAATTGAAGCAGGAGAATATTGAAATTGACCAGAAAGTCCCTGTTTTTGAGCGGGAGATCGCGCAACTTGTGGCACGGGTGAAGCAGGATATGACAAACCGGGTTGCTCGCATCAATGCGGCATGCTTCAGAAATGATCCCTTTAAGTACCGGGCGTCTCTCCATGATGATATGAGTGTCTTGATTGAGAAAGAGGTCAGCGGCGGCGTTTTTGCCTCAGTGTGGATGCTTTGCCAGACAGAATCAGGAGAGTTCGGGATTGACCCTGAAAGCAACAATCTCCCCGGGAATCCAGCGGAGCAGTTGCATCTTTTCGGGAAGTTCGCCCAGATCGTTGCAAACCTAAAGTAATACTTCAAGTATCAGAAGATCCAATTTGACAAGATAGCGAATTTATGGCAAGATTAAGCAGGTCGCAATCTCTAATCCGGGTTTTTCCTGAATTAGGAAACCGTGCGTACACCGACGGGATATAAGGTAAGTGTGGCGCCCCAGATCTTCAGGGTGAAGCAAGAAAATGGAGTCCGGCGAACGTCCGTCGATACTGCTACTTAAAAAGTACCAGAGGTCAATCCCCTTCGGGGGCTTTTTGGGGACGTAGGAAGTTTCGCTGGTTCGAATCCAGCCGTCTCTTTTACTCTTGCGATGCGGTGAATAGGTGTGATACATCGTAGGATTGGCTGAAATGCCTTTAACACCTGCGGGACGGTGGCGAGAGTCGCCATGAAGATTTTTGGGTAGCTCCCAATTATCGTGCCGGGTTCAATTCCCGGTGTCCTGCTTTTATGCCTTCCATAGCTCAATGGTAGAGCGCTATCTAATGGGGATAGTGTTGCAGGTTCGAGTCCTGCTGGATGGCGTCAGATCATGTCGATCTGTTCTTTCACTATTCAAGTCGGGCAGTCAACCCGCTTTGTTAGTGTTCTGTATATCTCAGCCCTCTTCGGAGGGTTTTTTTATGCCCAAAAAATAATTCATAAAAGTTAATAATATGCTTGACAAGATATACGATACATGTTATAACATTAACAGAGCAGTGAAATGGTTCCCGCCTATTTAACCGGGAGGTTCATATGAAGAAGATTAATATTTTTGATATTTCAGATTGTGAAGAGCTGAACAATAAAACAGTGAACTATAAAGGCGTATTGGATTTGTCGGGTATGCTGGTAGGTGATGAGTACGTAATAAAAGACGAAGATGTTTTAAGCTTAGTTGATAAAATATATTGGCATAACGGGAAACCAATAAGAGATCTGTGCGGGGGTACGTATAGCGTTGTTTCTGCTTCATCTAATATGATGAAGTACCTTATCTGCAAACAGTTGAAGAAATCAAAGTCTAAATACATTTTTATAGACGATGAGGAATATTATAATAAGTATAAACATAATATGCCCCCTATGGTGAAATTCTGCAAAGAAGACCGCTGTTTGTATGTTTATTAATAGTACCATCACCACCCCAGGGTTCACCCCCTCGATGCTGTGGAAGTCGGCAGGGTGGTTTTTTGTTTTGGAGGTAGAGAGATGGATAAGATAAAGCCAACACTGTCTATTCAGATGAATTTTGGCTTTTTTTGGGCAAAAGTCTTTATCGAAAAAAAGGGGAATCGATACAGGGTAAGCATCAATTCTACTGATCATCAAAGCTACTGGAGAGATCTAATTATTGATGCTTCAGGGAAAGAATTTATATGCGTTCAAGGATTGTATCAGGATATAACACAGGCAGAAGTAATAGATATCGGATTTAACCGCCCCGAGGGGTGAGGAGGTGTAAGGATGCATAAAATAACATTTAAAAACAAATGCAGTATTTGCGGCACAGAAGGCAGTCTACAATCCGTTGATCACTATGGAGAGACTGAGTCAGTCAGGACATATAATAAGTGCGCTAAATGCGGCAGAGCGATCCGGTATCGTGTCAATATCGAAGTAGTGGAAAAAGGATGCTCTCCGGACGCAATAGATTGCAAACAGTGCAAACATATAGATTTTTGTATGTTTTATAACAGAGGAGATGGGTTTCCATTGAAGTGCCCGTATTTTTATGAGGAGGAGCAATGAAGAAGAAAGTAACGCTTGAGCTGCCCGAAGAGGTGGCGAACATGATTGAGGATGGTGAGGAGCTGTTGACACTTGTGCAGATGGTTGAGCGGACAGGAAAGAAGCGGGATGCAATTCGCATGATGGGGTGTACTTATCGCAATGATTGGTCGATTCCGCTTTCAAAGACTTTTCGACTGTATCGTGTGAAGTTCTGGGAGGAATGATGGATAAGGTGAAAGTAACAATCGAAATGACACGGACTGAATACAACGAGTGGTTGCGGGAGGCTCATTGCAGGTCATGGAAGAAGTATGAGTTTAAGTCAGTTGAGAGCATAGTTAAGTATGCTATGGAGAAATTTTGGGACTATTACACTTGCCCGGAAACTGACTGCCCGAAGTGTAATGCATGGGAGGAGAAGTTCGGTGAGTTTCCTACCGGGGTTATTGATGAGGATGTGCTTTTAAATCGTTTGGCTGTGGCTGACTGGGAGGAGGAAGAATGATTGAGAAGAGAGTTCAGAAGCTGATTGATGAGCTTAGAAAAGAGATCAAAGCAAGGTACCACAAAGAGGGGGGTGTTTGTATCGCTCTATCATGTGTGGATCATATCGATTTCATGTTGGAGGCGTCGAGAGATGAGATGAAAGAGGAGGTGAAGTGAAAAAGACGATCAACGGTAAGGTGGTGAACTATCAGGAGCTCAACGGCGAAAAGCTGTGCTTGATTAAGGATATGTCGACTGCGACCGGAATTAATGTTGAGACCATCAGGAAGTGGGTGCAGCGAGATCAGATCGATTTCGTGCGGTTCGGTCGGATTAACTTGATTCCGCTGTATGAGGTGGTTAAGCGGATGGGGGTGTGATGGATAGCGTAGAGAAGGAGCTCATGGAGCATATTGCATTGCAGAAGAAGGCTATCGGAAATCTTGAGAATGGAGTGAGGTATCTGCAAAACGGAATCAAACAGCTTCAGTCTCAGGTCCATGATCTTGAAGCGGAGAATGTTTCTCTGAAGGTGGAAATGATTCACTCCAAGTGCGGTGACTATGATGAATTTAAGACCTGCGAAACGTGCCATAATGATCGTGGTGAATGGTCTTGCGATACAGGGTCTTACGATGAAGATGGAGATCGCTGCGATCATTGGGAGATCAGGGAGGATATGTGAGAGTTGAATTTTGGATGTACCCGATGAGTGTTGAATGCCCTAGGTGCAGTATGATGATTGATGTTTATATGGTTCCTGAGGTAGTTTGTTGCTTCTTCTGCGGGAAGAGTTTTGAGGTGAGTGTTGAGATGAAGGAGGTGGAATGAAAGAATGTTATTGTTGCCAGAGGGATTTCGAAGATAAGTATATCTATGAAGTCAAGGTCAGAGTGTGCGGCGAGGGGGAGTTCAAGCAGTTCTTCTGTTGTCGATTTTGCTGTAGTTTTCCGGTTTAGGGGGTGAAAATGCAGTACTTGACAATAAATCCTAAAGTAACACTTCAACTACTATACCGATCGGTACGGTTTACTTTTTGATCAATATATGGTATTTGCTTAGGCAGAGTGCCTGCGCGGGAGCAAGCGAACAGCGCGAGCAAGCAAAGCACGGAGCCGGGGCGGCTTACTTAACACAACCCGAAATACCTTTTTAATCAACAATTTGACAAAATGAATATTTCATCCTACAATCTGAATGAACAGTGATGTGAGGATGAAGTGGCTCCAACCAAAGATAAGACAAAGAAAACAGCACCAAAGAAGAAGGCAAAACCAAAAACCAAACCAAAGGTAAAGGCCAGTGAAAACAAGGTGTTAGACCTTGATATTGAGATCCTTGACCCCAAGCAGAAGTTGACACTTAGAAAAAGAACCATGATTGATGCACTTGAATCGACTTTTGGGATTGTTACGAAGGCATGTGAGATTGCAAAGATAACAAGGGCTGCGCATTATAAGTGGCTCCAGGAAGATCCCGACTACAAAGCAGCATATGATGACGTGAGAGAGATGCAGCTTGATATGTGTGAGGGGGAGTTATTCAGGAAGATTCAGGAGGGGTCAACCCCGGAGATTTTGTTCTATCTCAAGTGTAGAGGCAAAAAGAGGGGCTATGTTGAGAAGCAGGAGCAAGAGATCAAGGTTGTTTACGATAGCAAGCGTGATGACATTGCAGTGGATCCTGATGACTGGGGGCTTGAGTGAGATTTACGGAGAATACCAAGCTAAACCGATATCTCCAGAGGTGGCACGACCTCACCTTTCAGTACGAAACTGTATTCCAGAACATTGATCGATATCATGAGCGGATCCGGTATTTTGAAGATGTGTTGATCCCAAAGATCAGATCATATCGTAACTCGTTCAAAAATCAGATGCGATCAGATCAGCAGATGAGGCATGACTTTGATCGATATATGGCAGACCAGAAGGATTACATGGTCTGGACAAACTTTCTCATGTCATCCCCAAATCAAAAGGATCATCGATATTTGAAGCAGAAGACCGGGAATAAAAACGTTCCATTCATTGCTAAAGGCTATCAGATGCTCATGTACGAGTTCTCGAAAAGGTGGTCAGTGGCGAACCTGAAGTCACGGTATCTTGGCGTGTCATACGGCTTCTACAATGGCTTCACGATGGATACGATCTATGATGAAGATTTCGAGTTCATGGCAATGTCTGAGAACGAAAACAAGGTTGATAAGACAGGTGATTGGTCGCAGACTCACAAGGGGCGGATGAAGTCCTTGATTCGAAATACTGGCATGTTTGATCTGGATAAGTTCTATAATACCGCATTTTTGACACTTAATCCGTATGACACTGGGGCTGGCTTTACGGGATCCAGCACCACTTCTACAGCAACAAACCAGAAGCGGATGCACACTATTTGGGTTGATGAAGCGGGATTGATCAGGGTGTTAATGGACCTGAAGGATGAGATTGAGCAGTCCGATGATTTCACCGTATATACTGGAACACTCAAGGCTGGATCAGATACAGGGTTTAGATTCATTCTCAAGGATGCAATAGAGGTCAACTACCGGGCGGCGTGGAAGCGATACAAGGAGTTATCAAGAGATGATCTTACATATAGAGAAGTGATCAACAAGGTTATCGATGAGTTCACGGACGGGATCCCTCTCGGGAAAACAATCAAGTTCAAATTGAATTGGCGCGACGATCCTATCAAGAACGGTAAAAGCGACTACCACGAGATCGCCTGCAATGAGTGCCACAATGATCCGGTAGCAATTGCTACTCAGGTTGAGGCAGATGAAAATGCACCTTCTCCAGACAGAACCCTCTACAATGCAACCAAGGCAAATATCAAGCCTGCTGAGTTCTTTGAGGATCTCCTGAAGAATACCGACGGACTCCACTGGGTTGGTGGCTTTGACCCGGGGACATTGAACACAACCGTGTTTGTGCCTATCTTGAGGGACTATCAGGGGCGCCTGTATGTGATGCCCGCTGTTTACATGACTGAGGGGGATATGATCTCTTTCACCCAGAAAATGGCGATGATGGCACCCGGTATGACGCTCTATCCCGAGGAATCAGTGAAGGCATACAGTAACATTGGTTCAGGGTGGTGGACGACTTTAAACAAGTATTCCCGGATTATGAATTTCAAGGTTGAGATCTCGAAAAACCGTGATCTTGAGGGGATAGCTCTGGTTAACAATGTTTGCCTTTCGGATAACGAATACAACCCGATTACCGGGGAGAATGAACGGCGGATCTTGATACATGAGGATAATGAAGAATGGCTAATGAACTACCAGCAGGGCATGAAGCGGTCAGGTGATACTGATCAAAAGAAGTGGTCACATGCTGCTGAAGCGATGATGGCAGCGATCTATGAGTTGCATCGGAGAGAGGATAGATTTAGAAGAGGTGGCGATTATGGGGCTTATTGATGAGTTATTCAAGAGGGAAGAGATGGCAGAGCTACTATTGCAATATAAGATTATTGAAACTGATACCGAGCAGGACGGCGATAAAATGATCGTCACCATTGTGTTTGAGAGAATCAAGGAGGATAAATGAGTGTACTTGCATATAACCCGGCAGACTACGATAAGGATCTGCGGTATCTAATCGGGGAGCATTACGATGATGTGGTTGCATACAAGAAGTGGCGATTCCCTGAGAACGCTTTTGTGCTTGAAATCATGATGCAGAACGTCACAAAGGGATACATCGAAAACATGTCGAACATCTATCCTGCCGGGGTGGTTTACTCGGGGATTGATGCAGATAAATACCGAAAGATGCTGAGACGGAAACAGAAGGCAATGAAGGAGATGGAGCGGTTCTATAATCTCCAAAAGATGGCCCTGCTCTGGACTTACTTGGTTAATGATGAGCTGTATTTCATGGCGCTGGATGGCTCAAACTATTACATCGATTACGATGCTGTAGGAGATGTTGAGGCAGTGATCGTTCGAACTGGTCGCTTCCTGGATGATCAGGGGGAGACAAAGTATCACTTCAAGTTATGGCGGGATGGCACTGTCTATCATACGATAGCAGACGACTGGACATATATTTCCTCCGATGCAGGTGGATGGAAACAGGATGAGGATAACCCGTCGTATGATGTGCTCCCATTCACTTTGATCAAAGATCGTTTCATTGTTCAGCCCGCACATTCAACGCTGATAGGGCTTGAGAACGAGATAATGGCAGGCATCGCATTCATGATCTTTGCAATCTATCTATCAATGTTGAAAAAGTTTTATGTTGCATCAGATGGTGATGGTCCGGCAATCCAGAAAATGATCAAATCTATGGGTATTGGAACACAGGCGCTGCACTTTGGAAAACAGGGCGACACTGCAGGTATACTCGATACAGGTGGAACTGAGAACCATGTGAACTACTATGATATCCAGCAGAGAATCCTCATGCAACGGGCTCAAATCGATGGCGTTGACAAGCAGGCGCTTTTCCCTGATAATAAGGTTGAGTCTGGTGTTTCCCGGCGTCTCCAGATGGGGATGATCTCACAGAAGCGGGAAGATCGCATTGTTGACTGGGAAGAGTTTGAGGATAACCATTGGGTGCTGATTAATGCCCTGAGCAAGGGAAGTATCCCGGAGCCAGAGGCGTATATCTTCAATCCACTTCCAAACCAGCTTGACCCTACCGAGCAGGTTGAGATTGATTTCAAAACGTTTGATATGCTCAAGCAGAAGTATGAAGAATTGGTGATCACTGCTGAGGACTATGTGAGGGGCAGCAATCCCGATGCTGATGAGGCGGAAGTTCAGGAGAGAGTGAATGCGATACAAGGAGCAGAAACTGAAACAGTACGAAGAGTACCAGCAGAACCAGAAGAAAGCGAAGGGGAACTTGATTGATGTGGAGGCATAGATGCCACAGGTAGCAATCGTAAAATATAGCAAGAACACCGTCTCCCGGATGAAGGAGGCGGATGGGGTGTATCGGGATATCTTTGATTACCTCGATGATCTCATGCTTGAAAATATCACCCGGATCATGTCGAAGGTTCCGGGGGAACAGGCACAGATCAAGCTGATTGATCAGATATACAAGTCTGAGGAGTGGGAGCGCACCCAGCGATCTATGGATCGGTACCGGAACTCTGCATTAAAGACCATGCGGCAGATCTACCGTGAGGAGATTGAGGAGCTAAAGGAGATCTACCCTGAGAGCAGCTTCAAGTTCGGGGATATGCAAGCGAGTTTCACCAAGATGGAGCGGATGACCAGTGAGATGACCGATGACATGCTGGGGCAGATAATTGGAACGAAGGATAGTGCAAAGGCATACCTCAGAGCAACCCAGCTCAATCAATTCCTCAACTCAAAGGAGCGCATCTATGAATATCTTGAAAAGACGGTCAAAAGTGCGGCTAATCGGAATGTGGTCACAGAGCTTGCAACCGCCCAGAACAACATTTACAATCACATGCGGGTGGACTTTTTCAAGCAGATCAAAACGGAGCATCGCAAGAAGTATATTTACGCTGGGGTAACCGATGGCAAGAACCGGCCTGTATGCAGTCGATATATCGGGCAGATCAAGACAGAGGCAGAGTGGAGATGGATTCCCAACGGTCAAAATGGATCTCTCTGGGATAACCGGGGCGGGTACAATTGCCGTCACTTCTTTTTGCTGGTACCTGATCGATGGACTGAGAATCAGCAGGGCCGAGTGGTCAATGCGTTTAGGAGGCAGGAATGAGTATCGAGGGACTTGAGCAGCTTGACAAGTATTTCGTAGACTACAAGGCGGCTGTTTCAAATATGTTGAAGGAGATCATGACAGAATCCTTGACTGAGATCGTGTCCCTTGTCAATTCCGGTCGTAATGTGTTTGGGGAATCATTTCAACCGTACTCCCTCAGCTATCAGAAGCAGCGCCGGAAAAAAGGATTGAGAACAACGCCCAACATGCAATACACGTCAGCAATGATCAATTCACTTCAGGTCTCAAGGCGGAGCAAGTATGTGTACACTATTGGGCCGGTCGGAAGTGATCGCACTGGTACTTCAAACGCATACAAGCTCCGGGAGCTGGAGCAACACAAGAACTATAAAATCCTATTCTGGAGTGATCGATTAAAGAAGATTGCCGATGAGTACTGGAAGAATCTGAAGGTGCAATAAATTATACCTTTCGTAAATTTTTTTGACAAAAGTATTAAAATACGCTACCTTTAAAGTGAACAGTGATTTTGAGAGGCATTATGACAGAGGAAAAAAAGGTTGTTGCACCTGAGCAGGCAGCACCCGAGACACCGCCTGCGGAGACAACGGCGCCCCCAATGTACACACTTGAGCAAACTCAAAAGATGATGGAGCAGGTCAAAGCTGACGCTGCGAAAGCTGCTGTAGAGGCATTTAAACAGCAACAAGAGGCGGAGCAGAAAGCAGCACAGGAGAAAGCACTCGCAGAGAAGAGAGCATCCCTTGTGGAGCAGATTACATCAGATGAGGAGAGCAAGGCGTGGTTTTCGAATATTGACCCTGACTTCGCAAGTAAGCCCCTTGACTGGATTGAAGGAGTTCAAAAGGCTCGGGCAATTCAGAAGCAAGAGTATCAAGAAAAGAATACTGCGAAGCCAGCCGGGCTCAGTACTGTAGGGAAACCTATCGGGCTTGATTCGTATGAAAAAAGGAAGCGTGATGAGATCATGAAAAAGTGGGGGGTAAGTAAATGAGACGATCAGAAATTAATTACGAGGTCGAAGAGCTTGTTGAGCACGTTGAGGCGGAAAGCTCTTTCAAGAAGCCAAAAGGCGTTGAGCGAAAGCTGTACATGTTTGACAAGGAAGGGTATACAGAGGATGAAATCAAGATCGAGACCGCTGCAATAGAAAAGGATTTTAATGATGACGGGTATGTTCGGATCAAGTCTCTAAGGGACATCACCAAGATATATGGCCAGCAATTGACTGCCAAGATTATCAAAAAAATCAAGACAGGGCGTGTGTTTTGTTTTGTATGGGAATACTCTGGGTTCTTAGATCTCATCGTCAGACCTGACGACAAGGTGAAATATATCGATGGAAT